AAGACAGGTGACAAATTTAAGTCAGGAAGAACACAACATGTAGTTTTTGTACCTCGTGTATTTGAGGGAAAAGAACTTGTTGATGTTGATATCAAGACATTGTTACGTTTTTTGAAGGCCGACTCTGAACAGCATTTTGCTCATCAGAAGTCATTCGTTACTTCACAACGTGAATTGGCTGATATGCCATTGTGCGAGTGTGGTTTGCCAGTTGGTATGTGTGATCCTTGTCCTTTGGATTCACAAGCTGGTATTCCCAATGTTGGTGAGGTCGTTGAATACCTTACTGCTTTGGAGATTCGTATTATTGCATGGATTAATGCTATGTTACAGGCTCTTATGGTTTCCCGTTTTGGATCAGCTATTATTGCTTATTTTATGCGAGACAAAATGAGAGATATTGTTATGGGTAGCATTGGTTATTATCTTATTTGTGTTATTATTACACTAGGATATGATGCCTTCCAGCATGTGCGAGGATCGTGGATGATCCTTGCTTTTACGTTATTATACTTGCTATATGTTTGCATTCGTTTTAATATGGTCCGTCGTTCTGTGATTAAGAAATTTACTAATATTCCTTTACTTTCCACATACATTCGAGAGATGAGTTGGAATGCAAAGTTGAAAGTTATGTATTTTTTGATGTCAATTGGCATTTGGAAAATTTTGGTTATGCTTGCTAAGAAGTGGAAGACTTTACCTACTTCACAAGCCGCAAAACCAATTATTTTGAAACCAGATGCTAAATCATGGCAGGTCCAGACCGAGTTTTGGGATTCACATGCTCGTGAGCGTCAGTATCAATTTGGAGATGCTGGTATTACTGAAAAATCTCGTACTATTACCGTTGAAAATTTCACTAAGTTACTTGGAAACAGGTTAATGGTTGTTGAAAAGGATAATGGCGAATTTTGTAATGTTATACCGCTTAAGAGTAATGTTCTTTTGCTTCCGAACCACATGGTTACGTCTAAAACTCAGTTTGTGACGTTAACCAAGATTGGAGGACATACATTTAAGAACATGCCCTTGGATGACAAGGTTGCTGTGAGAATACCTGGAACAGATTTTGCCGTTTGGTATTGTCCGGGAGCAGGATTGCATCGTGATATTATTGATTATTATCCTAAGGATATTGAAGAAGGTAAGAAGGTTGAAGTTTTTACCATCTACAACAATGAAGGACAAATAGTTAAATTTTCGAACATGACGGCTATCCGTGGTAAAGTTGT